AAGATATATTTACCTCGTTATTAGGATAAGATATAATACTATAATTTGTACCACTACCCTCATCCCCTAAAACAGGCACAACAAAAACACCGTTTCTATTAACTTTATAGTCTTGTGGTGTTAATAATATATTATTTGGTATTGTTGTAATGTTTTCGCCATCTAACCCGTAAGAATAACCTAATAAAAATAGATTTGTGCTTGCTTCTTGTGGTGTAGTCCCATCGTTTGGGTCTGTTGTTAGATAAGTTACTGAAGTCTTTACCCATTTTTGATTATTACCATTTATTGCACTTGTTGTATTTGTAGATTGTGGTGTGAAGTCTATATAATCACTAATCAATCTTGATATATTAACCTTATCATTTCCTGTTGATCCTGTTGGATTAGGTTTGGTAAATGTATAAACTGGCATTGTTGGTACACTTGCTTTATCACCATCCCATACCCATATAGACATAGTATAACTATTGCAAGTTAAACCACTTGCATTAGATACAAATGGTGTAGTAACGTAATAAGGACTTAAACTTTTAATCATTGCTATCCGTTTAATGTAAATTCTAAAAACTCATCTAAATCTAAAGAATATGCTTGTATTAATTCATCGGGCAAATCTTTAAACTCTTCTTCAAAAGGCTTAGTGAAAAAATGTGTTGTTTCTAATCCTGTATGAAAAATGCTATTTGAAATAGCAAATAATATATTTCTTCTTTTCGTAAACCTGCCCTTTGAATCTCTAGGTGCTATACCTCTTCTAATAGTCCAACTATTTAACTCTGGAAATATAGGTGGTTTCTTATCTCGATATTTAAAACGATTATTTGTAACCCGTTTCTTTTTCCATTTAGAACCATCTGCCTTAGTACCACCAACACCCTTAACACCATAATCTACAAACTGCCAATAATCTTCCATAAAAAAAGATAATTGAAAACTATTAGGAAATACTTTTAACTCACCATCAATAGAATTAAATAAACGTTTAGACGATAGCTTATTTTTACGTTTTAAATTAAGTTTAGACTTACCTATAACTTGTTCTTCAAAACGTCTTAAAGTTGCTTCTGTTGCATCTAATTCTAACATTGTAAATCTTGACAAAGGTTAATATCTGTATTAGGCATCTGAACATCGAAAGTTAAAGCCCAACCATCAAGCAAATTCTTACCACTAAAACTAATTTTTACCATAGTAGGGTTTAAAGATGCAGTTATATTCTTATCGCTAAAATCCCTTGACATTGTAGCCCATATCCTATTTAAAACCGCTAGTGTTTCATTATGATTGTCAACCTCATTATCTTGCTTCCAAAACTTATCCGTTCTAATCTCTTTATTTATATCTCGTATAGCTAAACAAGATAATTCAACTGCAAATGAAATAGTATTTGTACTAGGAAAAGTACCACCTGCAATATCAATATTAAACATAGGAAATATATTACTCTTATCTAAATCGATATTATCGTTACTATCTTTTGTAACGGTGTTAATATACGGATCGTTTTCCGCTAATCCTTTTAAGTAATATAATAACTCACTGTATTGATTCATAATTGCGTAACTTTACCCCCTTTACTTCTTCTTAAATTTGCTTCTAATCTTTGTTTGTCTAACTTATGCGCTAAAAAAGTATGCATTTCCCATACATTTGTACTTAACACATCGTTAATTTTTAACAGGTTATTACCCGCTAAGTCGCTAATTGTTGCGTACCACCCCCATTTTTCAAAATAGTTTGTTGCGTTGTTACCCTCTGATGTTCCACTTTCGTAGATTTCTGGATATGTTTCCGCAATTCGCTGGATAAATGGTAAAAAAAAACAAACGCACCTTTTACAATCGACATCGGCATTTGCTTCATTACATCTGCATACTGTTTTGTTCCCTCGTAATTAGCAATCTTATAATTTTTAAAACCATCACTTTGTATAATAGGTCTAAATAATACAGCCATTACTTTATGATAGTTTTCTACGTCCATACCAATAGTCTTTAAATCTACATATTCAGACGTTTGCATATTATCTAAATTAGGATGAAAACCAAACTCAACACCCTTTATTTTAAAACGCTGTTTAAATTCTGATTCTTGGTTTAAAGCCTTTCCTATTTGAATTAATATATCTTCATAGTCTTTAAAACTAATCGCATCTACCTCTTGATACTTTAAGCCTGTAAATATCTTTATAACGCGCTTATTATATTCTATGTCGTTTAAATCTTCTCTTCTTGTTAAAGCATCGAATTTCTGATATTGGTCTAGTGTAATATCTTCAATTGATTCTGGTAATGTTATCTTTACTTTCATATAATTAAAACGAAAATAAAAGCCTTTTGTTATTTAGCGGATTTCGATACCACCAGAACCTCCTAAATGGTAAGTAACAATATATCTTAAGGGGTCTATTAAGTGATTGAAGTCATCTACAAACATCTTACTACCTTTATCAGCATAGATGTAATTGTTTAATTCTTTTGCAAGGTTTTCACCCTCTATTATTAATTCATAGTCTAATAGTAAAGCAACGCCTAATGATATACTACCTTGACCTTTTTCAGCTGGATATATATTACAACCCATATTAGAAAGTTCTTGTATCAATCTAGGTTCTGCACTATCTCCTACAATCAACTTATTACCACATACACTTTTGTTTATTTTGCCTATTTGTGAAGTGGTTAAGCGTGCTTTGTATAAATGCTCTTTTGCGTATATTCTTTTCTTTTTCTTATCAATTGCAACTTCTATAAGTGTAGTGGGATCAACACTAAAACCATAATCTTGACCAAATGACGTTTGTAGTCCATCTGGATTAAAATTACCAAACCTCCAATTATTAAACACTACGCCCTCGGCTTTATCTAACCATCCACCTAAATACTTGTGTTTATATTTAGCGTAGTTTTTTTCTTTTATTTCGTTTACTTTATCTAAAAAGGATTTAGATAAGTAACCTAGTTTTTCCGCAATATGATAAGTTGTATGTATTGGTTCTACATTAGGATGGTTAGATATAATCACTTGCTCACCCTCAATTTCTAAATAAGAATAATTATTTTCAATCCAACGCTTGTAAATAAAATGCTCTTTTGTAGATGGGTTTTGAACCCATATAATACGGTTTTGATGTGTTGAGGTTCTTATACTATCATCAATATCATCAAATATAGATTCATCTTTAAAATCTTCACCCTCATCTATTATCCAAGTTGTTATACCGTGTAACGATTTAAGATTTGCGGTTTGATCTCCTGAATTAGTTTTAATACCACTAAATAAAATAAAAGACCCTGTGTGTATGTTAGTATATTTATTACCTCTTTTATGAAAGTCGTTAAAACTATTATTTAATCTTATAGAACTTTCAAATTCTGGTATAATAGACTTTTCTGCACTCGCCATTGTATAACGAGTAACTAATATACCGTGTCCTTTTTGATAACTTAACCTAGATGCGAAGTCGTGTATTGTTGTAGATTTAAGAGAAGCACGTCCACCTGTAAGAATAAAGTATCTTTTATGTGAAGTTATTAAAGGCGAGTAGGCTTTATGTATTTTTATTCCACCCATTCAATTGGCGAGATACTTATTTCTTTTCCTTTAGTTGTAACGTCTGTTTGCTTAAGTTGAGGTACTACATACTTAGATAAGTCTAAAAATAGTTTTATTCTATCTTTAGGCTCTAATTCTTTAAAATCGCTTTTAAGCTGTTCTAAGTTATCTTCTAACAATTTAGTAAAGGAATCCCTTACTTTAGAAGTTGCTTTGTTAGAAGAACCCTTAGGGCGTCCTGTGGCTTTATTATGTCCTTTTTTAAAAGGCATTGTTATTATTTTGTATTACTTTAATATAAAAACGTTTAACTACTTGTTTTTGTTATATCCTTTAGTTTCTTTATTTCTTCTCCTTGTTGTTTTACAACATTCCACATAGTACCCACTACTTTTTCAAGAACTTTAATTCTTTGTATTTGCGTTTGTTTTTTAGGCGGTTTCATATTTATTAATTATTACAGTTTATTATATAATCTAATCCCCCATTATTTTGTAAATCATTTGGGTATTATCCTACATCTTCACAATCATTAGATAGCACTTCATTTGTATCCACTACTTGACCTATATTGTTAAAATATAGTTTTATACAAGTACAAGGTTCTATTGCATCGTTTACGTTTTCCTTTTCGCAACTTATTAATGTTGTAAGTATAGCTAATAGTATTATTATTCTTTTCATTTTATTCCATTTTTAAATCTTGCATATCCTTTTCATAAGTTTCATATACTTTATCTAACGACTTAGAAATATTTAAAAGTATCTTTGCTGATCCTTGACAATTTCTACAAAAATCATTAGCTTTATATTGTATTGCAAAAACGTGCGCATATAGTTTAACTAAGAAATGTATTTCGCTTTCATTCCACACATTTAATGTTCTAGTCTTACGATATTCTTTATATTGTAAATATTGTTGTTCTGTTAAACATCTAATTGGCTTTTTTCTAATAGGGAACATATCGTTTAGTTTCTCTTTTCTTTTTTGGCATCCACAATCCTTGCCACCTGTAAAAACTTCAACAACTTTTTTAATACCTGTTATTTCAGTTATCTTTTCCACAACATCACCTAAACCTTTAATTTCGTTTTGTTGCTTTATACATTCCTTATAAGCCTTTGTACGTTTATCTAATTTATTACAATCCATTATTTTTTTTTATTTAAGTTATCTAATATTTTTTTTTTCGCTTCTGTTGTTTGCCTGTAAGTATAACCATAGTTTATATTAAACTCTTTTTCTATTTGTCTTAGGCTTTTATCTATTCGTTCAAGTAACAATTCTTTTTGAACCCAATCTAGTTTATCAAATTCATTTAAAACTAATTGTTGTTCATCCGTTGGTTCAAAATTACTTGTTTTATCTTCTAAATAATAAAAATTGTCAATAGAAATATTTTTTTGTTTTCTAACGTGATCTATAAATAAATTTTTTAAAGTAACCGCAACATAATAATCGTTTATCTTTTTCTTATTAGCTAGTTTTAGATACATATCCTGTACTAAATCATCTGCCAGCATCTTACACTTGCATATATTAAAAGCGATTTCACGCCATTTAGCATCTTTTTTAGCAAGTTCTTCAATCATTATTCTTCAATTGTTAGTTCTTTAAAACAAATATAGTAAATCTCATTTAATTAACAATACTTTTCGTATAAAAAAATATAAGTCTTTGTCATAGCTTCATTTACTTCTTTATTACTATTCAATGTTTTATTAAAAGTATTTTTTTTACCGTTAATTATATACTGTATCTTCCAACCTAAAGAAGTTTTAATAGGGTAACATTTTATCTTGTTTTTAAAACATTTAGCCATAGCATCACTAATTTCCATTTTTACTGTATTTTATTAGCTATTTACGTTAATTCCTATTATCTCTATTTTTAATTGTTTTCCGTAATATTCTAATATAACATTAGCTAAGTAAAAGTTAAACTTTCCTTTTTCAAAATTATGTATCTTTCTTCTGTCTAAATCTAACCATTTAGATAATTCAACAACAGAATCTTTAGAGTTTTTCCTTAATTGTACACATTTTTGTATAATCATACTTTCAGAATCTTTTAACCCATAAGATAAATGTACAGTTTTTGGTATGTCTTTAATAGTCATATATTTGTTTAGCAGTCGTTTATGTTTTTTTATTGTCTTTATCAGTAGTTAGTAACAATTATTTTTTTG